TTATCCGTAGTCAGTTCTACTGAGTTGATCTGTGCAACATTACTGCTTAAGTCAGAGATTAGCTGCTTCCAGCCTTCTGAACGAAACATAGCAAAGTAATTGTTGAAATAAGTTTCTAACTCTTGAGTCATTGTATTTTACCTTTGTTAAAGAATACTTTAGTACACTAATGTACCTTTACATTATAGCATACTTTTGACTGTTTGTCAAGTGTTATTTAACTAAATGTTTTTATAACAATAGATAGTGCACCAATTGCAATAGCAGAACCTAAAACAAACACAAGAGCACCTACTGACACTTGCTGTATCAGCTTGTCTCTTTCTTTCTTCTTACGAGCTATAAGGCGCAGGTGCTCCTGTCGAGCATGCTCCTGTTCTGCCTTAGCTTTTTTGAATGCCTCCAAAGTCTCTGGATCTGCCACTAATAATATGTCGTGTACGTCCTTCCAGTATCTCTCATAGCTTTTCTTAATCTGAGTGAGCTTCAAGATCTCGCTCTGACTCAGGGGTTTGAAGGTACTAGACTTTCGCTCCACTTCAAAATCTGTTAGAGCTTCTCCAAAATCGCTAATAGTGCCCATAAGTTGCTGGATACCCTGCCCAGACTCATTAGCTGTCTTTATCAAGCCATTCAGACTTGACAAGATGGCAGAGGCGGCTGCAACTGATTCAATAATCATTAGCGGCCTCTACGAGTACCCATCTTTCGAGAACCTGAAGTGTTAGCTCTCATTGGCTTCTTTTTCTTCTTGCCATTCATTGCTTTTTTACCGTATCCCATACCGTATCCGGGCATAATCATCTCCTTGAGGCAATTAACATCTCCACCTGCGTCTAGCTTGCCTAATTCTAGAGTTAGGGTCGTTCCTTGTTTCAGCGGAACTTCTATTTAGCTGCCCTAGTGACCTAGCACAGTAAGATTTACGACGTTTAGCGGCTTGACTGCCTTTCTTTACTTTACCCGTAACAGCAGTCTTGAGCTTACTACCGGGATTAGCGGCCCTGTACGCTTTTACGCCTTTTTCAGTCATGCCTGCGCCAGACTTAGTAGAGCGATAGTTTCCTCCCCTGCCTGTAGTCCTACGTATAGGTTTACTTTTACGTCTAGTTTGTGCTCTTGTTGTCATGTTACGAGGCTTTCTTAGCTGTTTTTGTATTTTTCTTGTCTGTAGCACAGTTACATACTTTTACTTCTTTAATAACTTTTTCTAGTTCAGCAAACTTCTTGTTAACTTGGTCTACAATTTCCATTAGTTCTGTGCGTGTGACTACCATCAGTCTATCCTTGTCTCAGTTGGAGGGGTTGCTGGGGTTTCTGTTGATTCTTTAGATCAATCTCTTTCTCTTTCAAGAATGTCTGGGCAATCTTCATACGACGATCAAACTCTTTGTCGTCTTGATCTCCTGCCTTCAAATTAGCCGTGACTGCCTTAATCTGGTCAATCTGTAGCTCCTGTGGCGCAAGTTGTGTCTCTACAGCAATCTTCTGCGCTCTGGCGGAAGACTCTTGTGCCTGACCGTTGAGTGCTGCTGTCTGTGACTGCTGGAAGGCCATCTGTGCCTGTGCAACCTGTTGTTGCATTTGTTGTTGTTCTTCCGTAGGCTGGGACGCTTGCTCTGCCTGAGATAGCTTAGCCATCAGTTCTTCACGGTTTGACAGGTTCATGTTGTCAATGATTGACTGAATCAGCGTGTTGTACAGTGGAGACTCTGCTGGCATGGTTTGTAGTAGCTGCACAAGCTGTGTGACTTCGTACTCACGAGCAATGATGCCTAGTGTAGACGTAGTATTGAACTTGTAGTCTTTGACAGGATAGTTTTCTGGGTCAAACTGCATGTAACGACAAGCAGCCATCTTGACAAAAGGAATCAAGAAGGACTGCTGGAAGTTAATCAGAGTACGCTTGTGGCGCTTGATGATTGCACCAAGGGACATGCTGATACCAGCAGCCGTAGAGTCACCATTGATACTGCCGGGGATACCAGCGGAGTCAATAGCACCTGTAGACATCTGAACCATCTTCTGTAGTTCCGCTGCCTGTGCAAAAGTAATCTGACTGACTTGACCAAAGTTAAATGGATTGAGTACAGACTTAGGGTCACCATTGGTCAAGATGATCTTACCGGGGCGTACCTCTGGTCTAGAGCCTCTAGGAAGCCGTGTAGCGTCCATAGCCATCATTGGATGGACAGTTAGGGCTAGGGCATCAATACGTGCTCTAAGCTCTGTATCAAGTGCTTTCTGGCTGTTGTAGCCCTTCTCGCACACACCACGGCCCCAGAACCTACCGGGAACTACATCCCAAGGGAAGGCAACTACAGGACGATCCTGCATCATGTATGGGTTTGCCTCTGCCTTTAGCAGGATGCCTCCATTAGCCACAACCACAATAGCTTCGACGTAATAGCTTGCATCTTTGTCTTTCTCCGGTTCCTCTACTTCAATATCAGCAATGTCCTCGTCATCGGCAAGCATTGCTTCCTTTTCACCAATCTCCAAGAGATAGCGGGGTACAAGACCGTAGTACTTAGTTAGGCGTACTTTGTCTTCGTCGTAGCTGGTAAGGTCTTGATCTGGCTCTAAGTCATAGTCACTAGCCGCCTGCCCTACGTACACGTCCCTGTAGACACCTTCTTCCTGTAGCTGTTGTACCTTGTGTCGAGGCACAAACTCGTCCACAGCAACGCCTATGGCGTCCTGTATAGAGGTAGCCACAGGGTCAATTAGGAAGTTCTGAGGCAGTACAGGGCGTAGTTTGACTACTGTGCGGTCTGTGACGTTTACACCTACTGCCTGTAGCTGACCGTCCATGATGGGCTGTGTAGCAGGAGCCATCTCTTTGACTTCCTCCAGCACTACTTCAGCCACACCCATTCCAAATACTGCACTGTTGATGAGACATTCGCCTACTTGCTTGCGAATTTGTGTCTTTTCAAAGTCCTCATGCAGTTTTTGCCGTAAATACACGACATCTTGCGACTCAGCATCGCCAAGTTCGTCCGTAATATCGAAATACTTGCCTCTACCAAAGGTGGCCTCCTCAATCTCAGCTACACTAGACTCTACAGCCTGCTGTAATGCAGGGGAAATGATACGTGAACGCTCACTTTTGCGCTCCATGTCCTCTGCTGCCCAGATTCCACGCCATAAACGGTAGAATTCTTCAAATCTTTCTGCGTAATTGGACTCATAGTGGTCTCGCCATGAGTCACACTTAGCCATTACCCAGTTTTCTAGGTGTTCGTCACTCGACAGAACGTCGTTGTCGCCATAATCCATACTGTTTACCCTTAACGTAAGCGTTTAGTCTTAGAAGCAATGCGCTTGGGCTGCTTACTGAACTGTTTACCGGCCTTTGTGTCTTTTCTTTTCTTTCTAGTGGTGGCTGCATACTCTTGCGGAGACAAAGAAGCTATAGCAGAGGACGGTAGATAGCGTTCACCCGTGGCTTTTGGCCCTTGAGTGCTGGGTTTACCTGACTTTGTACGCCACTTTTGTTTAGTCCAGTTCTTTAAGGACTGCTGAGACTTCTTTAGCCCTCCTGAAGATTTACGCTTGGCCCCTTGCGCTCTGGCTCTAGTTCCTGCTCTTATAGCCATTATCTGGCTCTCTTTTGTGCAGTCTTGCTCAGTTCTTTAAAATGAAACAAACGCTGGCTTGTTTTTCCGTGGGACTTATGCGTATGCAAGTGTCCGTTTGGCATTTTGTGAGTGTTTCCTGTCCACTCCTTGCCTTCTCTGGTATAGTGGGGTACACCTCTCATCGGTATCCTCCTCCTTTGGCTTTGTATTGCTTTGCCAGCATCTGGGCTTTCCTCGCCGACCATTGTCCGGGGGCACCACCTTTGCCACCTGCTTTGATTCTATTAAATAGGTTCTTACGCATAGTGGGCTTTGTGTAGTTTCCAGCCTCATTTACCCTCGACTTAGATTTACGTTTAGCACCCTGTGATCGTGCTCTAGTTCCTGCCCTTGTTGCCATGTTAATATCCTGTTACAACGTCCAAGACCTCAAGATCATCAATCTCAAAGTCATAACTGTAGGCTACCTTAGCCAGTTGATCTGTGTACGCAAAGGCATCCACAAGGTCATCATGTGTCAACACGTCAGGAAACTGGAACAATTGATCTAAGAACTTACTGTTCCACTCTCCCTTGCCTAGAGTAATCTGACCGTTTTCAAATCTACCCTGTAAGGCCCACATGATTCTGTCTGTTTTCTTTTTGTTGCCGTGGGTTAGCTCCTCCACAACAAAGAATCTACCACGCTGCTTCATTAAGTCCATCAACGGTGACATCACAGCCTGCTTAGCGATACCACGCTCTATGCCTACACTGATGGGCCTGTAGTCCCGCACAGCCTCAAAGATCTTTCTAGCTGTCTCCGCTAAGTCCCATCTACCGTATATAATGTTCTCTAAGTGCCAGCCGTTTTCGTTGACTTTCACTACTGCAATTGCAGACTCGTCTAGTCGAGAGTTTTTAGTTCTTTTCTTACTTACGTCCTCAAAGCCAGCTAAGTCAATGCTGATGTAGTAGTCGCCTATCTCCGGTGTCTCACCGAACTTGACCCACTCCTCCTTAAACATCTCTGAGCCTCTGGCCTCAAAGGATGCCATAAACTCTTGTCTAAAGGCATAGGAGGACATAGACTTTTTAGCTAGGTCAATCTCATCTGGGTCTAGTAGCTCATTGTCGTAGCTTGTGAAGTGCCATGACTGATAGGACTCATCGTCCTCTAGCTCTGCGTACTTGTACAGGTCGTAGAAGTGATTACGGCCCATAGGTGTACCGATGAACAGTGCACCACCCTTTTGGTCAGCCAAGGCAGGTCTCAAGATCTGCTCAAATACCTCCGGCTTCATGTCGGCGTACTCGTCCATCACTAGAAACTTTAGTGACACACCACGCATAGTCTCAGGTCTATCGGCACCTTTGAGGCTGATGGTTGCACCGTTGACCAGTTTAATCTGTAAGTTGTTTATGTGACTAGAGGATACAACGGGGTGCGCCAACTCCAATAGTGTTTGCCACATGATGTCTCTGGCCTGCCCCTGTGTTGGAGCTACATAGAACACGTGGCCTTTGTCTGCCTGTAGGGCATTGACAATCAACATCCATGCTGCTAGTCTGGACTTACCTGTACGTCTACCGGCAGCTACAATCTTAAACCTAGTGTCGTCTGCCCAGACTTGCTTTTGCCAGTCCAGTAGTTGTATGTTAAGGCTAGTCATAGAAATACTTGACTATGTACTCGTCTAGGTCTTTTTCTTCCTCACACTCATACTCTACGTCTAACTCAGGATCTCCGTCCCAATTTAGATCTTCTTGTTGTGCTAAGGTTGTTTTGTAATCTCTGTTAGTGTTCACTAACTATACGTCCACATTACAGGTGTATCTGGAGTAGCCCTAATGTCTACATGCACAAAGCCTCCGGCTACACCAATCCCAGTAAAGCCTAACTTAATCGCATTCTTTACTATAGTGTACCGTTGTAAACCAGAGGACACAGCTATGTCCGCTGCAATACCTTGTGCATGTGTGCCGGGAGTGTTTTTCCCTAGTTCAATAGGGTGGTCAGGTGATCTATAGCCACTTGTGATTACAAAAGGGAAACCACAGTGCTCTCTAAGCTCATCTAGTGCAAAAATCAATTCTTCTTCAATCTCATTCTCGCCTGTGGCTTGACACACAAATTCGTCCTTGGTAAAGTACTTAAACATCCTGTGTATACTCTCCTTCTATAGGATCATTAGGTGTCACATCGGTCTCTACTGCTCCGCTACCGATACCTGAGATTGTTATGGATACCGCTGATCTACCAGAGGCGCTATCTTTCTCAAAGTAACTCAAGGGTAGCATGCGATCCATCACTAGTTTCCATGCTGCCGCTTGATTCTTGTGTTCATCGTCTAAAGCTGCATCGAAGATAGCATCCATTACTTTACGTGACTTGGGTGAAGCCAACATACGAGCTTTGTACTCATTGATAATCGCTGCATCACCTTTAGGTCTACCTACAGCACCTCTAGATCCTTTAGATTTAGAGACTACATCTGTTTTTCTAGGTCTACCTCTCTTGCGCTTTAGTGGCGCTTTAGGTTCTGTAGATGTTTTATCAATATCCATGTGTGTATTTTACCTTCTAGTCTTCCTAAAGAATACTCTATCATTATAGCATATTTTTCTGTGTTTGTCAAGTCCTTTTATGTGTTAATTTATAGTCCCTCAGTTTTCTTTTGTTATCAAGAGGTTAGGTATGTTAGTAAGCACTAGCTTTACTGAGGTTTTCCTAGTTTTACTTTTGATGTACAGGAGTGCCTACTATAGATTTACTAGAGACGCTACGCCCTCCCCCGTCCCCTCTAGCACACCCCGGCCCTCGTGTCAACAAAAGATTTTCCCTAGCACACATCGCTGCTCGTGTCAACACTTGACAACACGAGATAAACCTGAGTGAACCTGAGGGCGCTACCATAGTCAGCACGAGATGTCAAGAGAAAAAAGAGTTGACAAAAGTGCAAGAGTGTGAGCCGTTGTGGTAGCCTCTAGCACACAACAGTCACACCAGTACAATTGATTATACCTATCAGATCCTGGGATTCGATAGATACAAATGTGTTTACAGTGTTCACTGGATGTCCATAATGACCACCAACAACAACGGAGAATGACAGATGGCAGCATACGGCAGCTTAATGTGGTGGCGAGAGCAGAATAATGACTATGTGTTACTGGATGACAATGGTGACATATATGCAGAAGTGACTCTGCCCAACACCTACACGCTAGAGGCACGTGAAGAAATCATAGGCACAATGGCAAAAGCCACCTACACCAAGTGGTCAGAGGCCACAGAATACGATTACGCATCATAGGAGAACAAAAGATGAAACTACGACAATATGGATCAAACCAAACGGAACTTAGCTTGCTATGTGGCGCTGTGGTATTCTTCAGCTATGAGACACCAGTAGCGGCACTGCTGCCTTCTGGTCGGTACATTCGCACAGAAAAGAAATGGTCGGTAACTACCAGCAAGCACATCAACAAGTGGCTAACAGGTGTCACTTCGCCAGTAGAAGAAGTGCCACAGGACGAATTGCACAGACTAGTGGGGGACGTGTAAACATGAGAACATTACAGGAAAAACGAAAGTTACGACGACAGCGTAGACGACGCAATGAGATACTAGACGGAATATTAATGGGTTCAGCGATGGCAATGCCTGCAATATTTCTCTGGCTTGGTATTGTGTTTGCGTTTATGATTCAATCTGGCATATAGGAAACAGGAAACATGAGAAAGTTACAGCTAACACGAGTCGATGGCATCTGGACGCTGAAGGAAAATGGACGTATCAAACTCACGCACTCCAGCTACAATGAGATTTGCAGAGGCATCAACTCACTGCTGAGAGCATATGAGGAACACAAGGTAGCGCATCAACTGGAGGTTGTGGCAGCATGAGAACAAGCGAAAAGGAAAAACAATATATGCACAATGCCATTGATATTGAATTAGCGGTACTGTACGGTTTAGAGCAAACACTAGCGGACAAGGTAAACCCTTCGCCTCTAGAGGTTGAATACTTCCAAAAGTGCATAGCAGATCAGCACCGTCGCATCAACAGAATTAAAAAGAGAGGATGCTAGACATGACAGACGAACAGGAGCACACTAACGACGAACTAGAAGAGCTATCCTTCTGGAAGGCAGCACTTGCGTTCATCGGTGGGTTTATAGCAGGGTCAATTATAGGAGCATAGGACAATGAGCGCAGTAGATGGCATATGCCTGCACCAGATTACAGGTGCACTAGAGAAGATCAAAGACAATTTGCAGGAGGATCTGTCGAAGATGGACACCGCCGCAGACTGGTCTCTTTTGTGGAAGCACATAGAGCACATCGAACAATTAATCACCGACATAGAATGCGCATAGGAGGCGCTAAACAATGGATCTATTCAACACACTAGGGCATGCCATAGGCAACATCGACGTAGCACGAGAACGTGCGGATGCAGCAGAGATCGACAGACTGCACGAGGCAGACAACAGTGAACCAGAAAACTATGTGGTCACTGTCGAGATGATAGTCTCTGCTGTGTCTGAGAATGACGCGAAGAGCATTGCGCACGATATACTTGACGTAGCAGTGAT